GGTGATTGGCGTAAGGTAGCTAACGAAGGAATTGTTGATAATCTTGTAGAAAAGATTGAACAACTTTTATGTGGTAAAGTCATCCGACAAACTGTGGTAAATAGTAGAGGTGAAGTCAAGCAACGTATTATTATTGAACATGACTAAACAAGCAGTAATCTACACAAACGGCAGTCAAGAGTGTGAGAGAATGACCTCTCTACTCAAACAACTTGATGTTGAGATTTTAGAATACAAACTGAATAAGCACTTTAGTCAACGTGCATTTGAATCTGAGTTTGGTTCAGAAGCAACATACCCTCAAGTCTCTTTAGGTTATACTCACATTGGAGACATGAAGGAGACATTGAACTTTATGAAGGACAGAGGAATGTTCCAATGAAAGAAGGCGACATAGTAGAGTATATTGGATGTAGTAAAGAGCAGATTAGGTGGGGTAATAATAATGACCCAAGATCATTATTAATTCTTGGAAGAGAATACACAGTAGAAAAAGTAGAAGTTCACTCTCAACATACGAAAGTTAAACTTCGACATAAAATGGGAATGTTTAACTCAGTATGTTTTAAGAGGACTCAAGACTTATGAACCCAGTTAATTCAACTCTTCTTATTATTTTTGCATTTGTTGCGTACTTTATAGTCACCGATGAAAATGTAGCAAAATACATTCAACTCCAACTCCAAGTCATTCAATTAAACATTACAAGATACTACTTGATGGTAAAACTTCATCCAAGGAATCCGATTACAAACTGGATGATGAATCGAAAGTATGCTAAGATGGAAAGGGAGTTGCGTAAGAAACTGAAGATGGATGAATAGATTTCTTTTATCATTCGAAGATTATACGATTATTCTTAATGCTCTTCACTATTATAAGAAGGTAGAAAAGCGAGGAGCATTTAAGCAATATGATGATGATCGTATCAATGCCGTCAGAGATAAGATGGCACTACAGATTACTGGTGAAGAAACTGATGAAGCAAAAAAGAGACTTAAAATTGCTGTAGTTCTTTCCGTACTTGTAAATGTAGGACTTGTCTGGTATTGTTTAAGTTAGTAAAACAATACATAAAAATAAAAACTTAATGGATCATCACAGTATTACCCCCCTACTTCAAGAAGTGGGGGGGACATTATTAGCATTTCTTTCAATCACCGTACCTTTATTAGTAATTGTGTTATTATGAATTTTACAGTTTATTCTAAAGATGGTTGCCCTTTCTGCACCAAAGTTCAAAGAGTTCTTGAACTATCAGAAAAAAGACACGTTGTCTATAAGTTAGACAGGGACTTTACAAGAGATGAGTTTTACGATAAATTTGGTGTAGGATCAACTTTCCCTCAAGTTGTAATGAATGTTGAGGGTCCTGATGATGGAACTCATCTTGGTGGTTGTACCGAAACTGTAGCGTATCTTCGAGAAAACAAACTAATCTAATGGAACAAGACGTTCGGGAAATTTACTTTGATGTCGAGAAAGCAATCGACTATGCCTTCGAAGGGCAATTCGTTCTAAAGTTCTATGATTATCTAAAAGTTCGTGGAGCAAAAAGAAAAGAAGTTGATGACTTCATTCAGAGTTCTACAATCACTGAACTGAATAGTTTGATTGGTGATTTGGACGAATACTTAGTCGGTGGTTCTGATGAGATTCATAAACAACTTAGAGAAGCTTATGGGTTCATCTCAAAACCACAAGCAAGAAAGATAAAAAACTATCTTCGTGCTATAATTGATGATGCCGAAAAGTATAGTTATGATAAGCGACCTGGAAGGCGTAAAAAGAAGACTAAATAATGATAGAATGGAGGAACACTAGGAAAACGTTTAGTTTTTAGATGTTCCTTTTCGGGAGCATCTTGTAATAGAAGGTAACTCTCGGGAGAAAAAAATGGAACAAGCATTCATGCTCACCATGACTGTAATGATGACATTGTTATTTTTTGTGGTCGGTGGTATAGTAGGTTGGATAGCAAATAGAACATTCCTGGAAAACCAACCAATCAATATGCATCCCGAATTTTTTGATAATGACGGGAACATTATTCCAGATGAAATTTTAGCAGTGAGATTTGAAAACGATTATGACAGCTTCGAAGAAGACGACGAGTAGAAAAGCAACCGTCAGTAAAACAACAAGGAAAGCAACTCCTCTTCCGAAACTGGATAGGAATTGCTTTCAACATGAGATTCTTGAACTTGCCTCTAAACAAAGAAGTAAAGCAAAGAAAGTAGAAGTTCTCAAAGAGTATCGTAATGATGCTCTTATTGCTGTCTTCACTTGGAATTTTGATGAAAACATTGTATCACTTCTTCCAGAAGGAGAAGTTCCTTTTGCAGACATTCGTGAGATGACTGCTGTTGGTGGAACTCTCAGTGCAAATGTGAATAGTCAATTGACTGGAGATCGTTCTATTTCTTACAATGGTGCTGAAGAAGACATGAAGACAGGTAAAACCTCTTTGAGAAGAGAATTTAAAAAACTTGTTAATTTTGTGAGAAAGGGAAATGTTTATGGGAATCGTTCCCTTTCATCCATTCGTCGTGAGACGATGTTTATCAACATTCTTCAAGGACTTCATCCAAAAGAAGCAGAGATTCTAATCCTCACAAAAGATAAGGCACTTACTGATGTTTATAACATCACCTTCGATCATGTGAAAGAAGCATACCCCGACATTAGGTGGGAGAACTGATTTAATGCCAAAGGGAATTAGAATAATTCATTCTGATTGTGATCCAAGTAATTCTCAAGACAGATCACTTCCAAGTAACGCTTATCTTGTTGAGTATCTTCAAGATGGAGCAACACATTTTGACATCGTATCTTGTCAAAAGAGAGTAGATATTTTTGATGAGTATTGGGACAAGTACAGAAAAGATTTGATTAACATTACTCAAACAGAAGGAAGAATCAACCCAAAACTTTGGGGATACAAGGCACCAGACGACAAGAAAAAAAAATGAGTGAAGGATTTGGTAGTAAGAAAAAGGTAGAACTTAAACTTGAAATTAATCAAGATGAAGTTGATAAACTTCTAAAAAAGTATAAGAAGATTAAGAAGTATATGAAGTCTCCCATTTATGATGTTAAAGTTATGGATGGCACTGAAACTTATGTAACTAAACTGGTAGAGGAAGGAACCCAAAACCAAAATTGACTTTTAAATCCATTTTTGGTCGAGAAAAAATCCGGCAAAATTTTCTCGCGTGAAGGTTTTTTGTAACTGTAAAAAATGTTACAAAACACTTGACTAAATATAGTATAAGGTCTATAATGACCATACGTTCATCAGAGGCAACTCTGACGCAAGTAAGTCGCGGAACGGATCGTTCATCTTCTTCGGAGGACGCACACGACTGAAGGAACGGCGTTTTAACAAACCCATTTCTTTAGGAGACTAACAATGAACACATTGCAACTGATTCGCAAGCAGATCAACAAAGCATCTGCACTTCACGACGCACAGATTTCTCACACTGCTTATCGTGGTGTTGAGTATAATGTAAACTGTGCAGAGCATAAGGATGCCCACGGCACCTTCTGCTATCGTGGTCGCACTTACGTCAAGTGACATCATGGAAGCACTACAAGTTTCTGGGATCGTATCCCTGGGATCTGTAGCAATCCTGTCGCTACTGTATTGCGAAATCAACTTACTTTTTAAATGAACATCAGGAGGGTTGACTACCCTCCTTTTTTTATAGGCATAAATTTTTATTAAGGAATCAACACAAAAGACATAGATAATGATAGAATAATGGAGTGAGAATAAAATGATCTGAAATCAAATCTTTATTATGAGTTAATTTAATCCTTGGAGGTTATTATGCATAATCTTATTTCGCATAATCAATTAGCAGGATGGAAACAAAGTTTTCTCCGTCTTGAAAATACTTTAGATAAAAGCATGGAGGAGGCGGAGATGATCAATGATTATTATGATTGTTTGATTGAGTGTGATGATGATCAGGCAACTTGTAAGCGGATATGTCGGAGGATTTTAGAATAGTCTATTTGGAGGGTTGACTACCCTCCTTTTTTTATGTAAAATGGATGGAGTGAACTTTTTATTATGGATGTAGAAAAAGTAAAACTGATTGTTAGAAACATGGAGTCTCTAGTCAGTCTTCTAAAGATTGAGATTGGTGAAGAAACTAATGTGGTCAAACTTGATGAACTTATTTCTGGAATGAAACAAGGTGAAAGTTATGAACCTGATTATTACGAGGAACCGTAATGTACGAAGAATTAGATTGTTTTGAAGAAGCATTAAAGCATTTTGGTACTAGAGTTGAAATCATCACTGCTATGGAAGTGTCTAAGCGTATTAGTGCCGAAGACGCATACCAGATGATTAAAGATGAGCTGAAAGAAGTTAAAAAGTGTCGTAAATTTGTGAGGAAAGAGAACGAAGGATGAAACCAGTAAAAGCAAAAGATCTTCTTGAAAAGGACCAGAATCTCAAGGTTGTAAGTCTTGGAGCAATCCCAAATCCTCAACAGATTGTATGGTATGCGGGAAAGCAAGATTACTCAGAAGAACCTATCTACACTAAAACTCCACCAGAAGAACAGAAGGCAGGGAAGTGGATTGTAGAGCAGTTGCTTGCAAACGATAGAGGACACTATGGTCCTTTGGAGCATCCTGGACTGATTTTGAATGTGAGTGGTTACGTTCATAATGTGATGGTTCAGGCAAGAACTCATCGTGTGGGTGTGAGTTTTGATGTCCAGTCGCAACGATACACTGGTCGTCGTGTTCTCAAGGTTGCAGAGGGTGAACTGAGACCTGAGGATGTCTTCTACGTGCGTCCTGCGGGGTTCTACACCAACCGTAAGGGTAAGAAGTATGATTGGACTGAAGAAGACCGTGAAAGGAAGCTGGGACTCGCTCTGGCTGCTTGTAAGGAGTATGCAAATGACTATGAGCAAGGTAGGTGTGAGGAACACATCCGTGACTATCTTCCCCAAGGAATCCGTCAGGACTTTGTAGTTTCATTCAACCTTCGTTCTGTATTGCATTTCCTTGACCTTCGGTCAAAACTTGATGCACAACTTGAGATTCAGGCACTCTGTGAGCAAATGTGTCCTATCATTCAAGAATGGGCACCAGAGGTTTGGGATTACTATGAGACCAAGCGTCTTCATAGGGCAAAACTCAGTCCATAAATAAATTATCTTGAACTTATAACAATGGCAACATATCCCGTAGTCCATAAAGAGACTGGTGAACAAAAAGAAGTGAAGATGAGTGTTCATGAATGGACGCAATGGTGTAAAGACAATCCTGAATGGAAACGGGATTGGTCTGATCCTTCTACCGCACCTATGGCTACTGACGTAGGTGAGTGGAGGGATAAACTCGTCAATAAGCATCCAGGGTGGAATGAAGTGCTTAATAAAGTAAGCAAATCTCCAAAAGCAAACGTAAAGAAAATTTAATTTTAAAATATGCCAAGAAAAAAGTCGTCAGGTATCAGCACAAGTACAGTTCCATTTGGTATGAGTAATCGTGTTATGAAACGAAAGAAACCGATCAATCTAGACTTCATCAAAAAGATTGATCCTTTAACTGATAATCAAGAAGAGTTATTTGATAAGTATAGTAAAGATCAAAACATCGTTGCTTATGGTGCTGCTGGTACAGGTAAGACTTTTATCACACTCTATAATGCACTTTTGGATGTTCTTGATGTAAAGTCACCTTATGAAAAGATTTACATCGTAAGGTCTCTTGTTGCCACTAGAGAGATTGGTTTTCTTCCTGGAGATCATGAAGATAAATCATCTCTTTACCAAATTCCTTACAAGAACATGGTAAAATACATGTTTGAGATGGCAGATGAAGCAGCAGCAGAAATGCTTTTTGCAAATCTGAAAACACAAGGAACTATTTCATTCTGGAGTAC